AGTATTAAGTTTTGAAAATGTGGATTAGCCATTATGAACTCCTGTAAATTGTATTAATGGAAACCTTGCGGCCCTCATCAAGCTAATTAATTTTATAACCTCTTAAATTCTATACCTTATTGATTACCTTAGCAACAAAAAAGGGAGCCGAAGCTCCCTTAGAAAATTGTAGTTGAGTAAGAAACGCTACAATAAATCGTTCCTATTAAGCACCTTGAGAACCGAATACGGCTCTAAAGTTTGAGTATCCGAATGAATATCTCTCTCTAGCTTTATATCTCATGTTACCGGTATCGAAATCACCTTCTAATGCAGTTTGCATTGGAGATCTTTCAAAATACTTAAAGCCGTCAGGACAGTCGGTTTTAATGAAATAAGCATCTGTATCTGTTAGATAGTTATTAACTACATAACCCTGTGGCAACATTCCCATGTTGTTTACAGCGTTGATGTCGTTATCTGAAGTACCAACTCTACCTGGAGAGTTAAGTAGTCTATCTGCAACAAATACCAACTGTGGTGGAACAATAAGTTTCATTCCCTGAAGCGCTATATTAAGACCTCTATCATCTGTAAATGTAGAAATACTAATAAGATTATCTTCAAGAGATGTCTCATTTAAGTCAGCCATAGTTGTAGCTCTGTTTGCTAGTGAGCCACCGCCGCCTAGTGGATGATCTGTTGCAATCAAAGTTTTACCATCGCCACCAGTGACACTAAACGCATTGTTTAGTACCGCTGCTGCTTTGATTTGCTTTGTATTTGCCATAGATCTAGCTAGTGCTTTGGTATATCTTGCGCCAAGTCTGTCATAAAGATTATCCTCAATAGCCTCTTCTGTAAGAGCAAAAGCTAAAGCCACTGTCTCGTGGGTATAACGTGAAGTGTAGCCTTCGTTAGCGTTATCAAATCTGACTCCGCTACCTTCTGCTTTTACTTCAGCATTACCAAACCCTACGATTAGAGTTTCTTCTTCAAATGCTCTATCTGAAGATTCACTTTCGTAAATCTCTAAATGTTGAGCCTCGTAACGAGAATATTCCATACCGAATAAGGCGTTCAAACCAGGCTCTAATTCTTTCGCTAATTGCGCTCTATTTATTGCCATTTATTTATACTCCTGTTGGGTCGATATAGAAGTGCTCATTAAACTTGACTATTACATTCACGTTTGCTGAACCCGTTGTGCTGTTATCTGGATCTGTACTAAAGCCCATAATTCTAAAAGTCGCAGTAGTTGCGGCTGTTGTTCCTGATAATTCCATAGCTGACATACCAGTTTTGGTAGAGCCAGATGTATAGGATATATCAGCGTTCAAACCGACATCAGTTTGAGCTGGAGAACCTGCACTTTGAATCTCAAATACAGCGTGTGGGTCATCATGCACGAATGCAACAATATCAGACGAAACTGTGCCATCGGGGTAATGTGAGCTAAAAACAACTTCTCCTGAAGAGTTTGTAAACTTACAGCCTCTAAACACACCTAATGCTTCATCACCAGCAGCAGCTACTAAAATAGTACCAGCATTGGTCATTTTCACTAGGTCGCCTGAAAAAATGTTCCCGGATGCACCTGAAGCAATCTCGTATTCAGTTGTACCGTTAGAAGTAGGTCCTGAACCAAGTGCGCCAACAAGTCTTGCACCAAATGGGGCATTCTTATTTGCCATAATAAATCACCTATATATTTAAAATGTATATTTAGTAATCAACTTCGTTGACCACCGCCAAAAGTTACTTTGCTTTTTCTCTCTGGATTTAAAATCGGAGAGTTTGGGTCTGATTCTCTGAGAAGATCATTATCAACGGCTTCTTGCTGCGTTGATGCACGGTTTTGAAAGTAGGAGTTTCTCTCTTCCCGTGTTTCATTAGGAATCTTAGCCAATAGCAAACCACCAACTGATACTACACCTGCATGTTTACCGTTATCTATGGTAGGAAGTTCAAAATCAGGTAACTCTTCAGAACGCACTAGGTCGAAACCTTCACGCATTCTTGATGTTACATTCTTTTTATCTTCCGCACCTACGAGTTCGGCACGTATCCACCTGTAGGTATAACCTTCAGGCGCAGGAGGAGTGTCCAACATTGATGGTGGGCTCCAAGGTTTGCGAGCTTCATTACTAGCTCGAGTGTCGGCAGAACGAGAAGTTCTGTTTTGTTTGTCAGTATTATCTGTCATATTTATTACCTTTTAACATATTTTGCGTACTCTTTCAAAGGTACGTTTAATTTTTTTGCCATAGCTACTTCGCTAGGAGACAACTTTACTTGTTTCTTACCAGCTTTCCCTACAGACCTGTTAGCCGAAGCTACCTTTTGTTGAGGTCTCGGTTTTACCGCTACGTCATCAAATTTGTCAGGATGTTTTACCCTAATTCTTTTATCTACTTCAGCAAAGTATTCATCTGAACCTTCAACATAACCTTCACTAACAAGCTCTCTGTCAATAACTTGAGCACTGTTATACATATCTTCATCCTCTAAAAACCACCTATTGTTATTAATCCAAGCTTCTGTAGTTGGATGGATGCCAGGTTGTTGTGGTTGAATAGGTTGTTGAGGTTCAGCTTGAGCCTGTTCTTGTTGTGCTTGAATTGCTTGTAAGTTTTGCGTCACATTATTTTCTTGTACAGCTATTTGCGAAAGCACTTCTTGGGCCTTTGCAACTTTATCAAAGTCAGAGCTTTCATGGGCTTGTTTTAATGCCTCTATAGCTTGCGCTTTTTGTGCCGTCAATCTGTTTTGAGATTCTGAGTATGTAGATTGTTGCAAAGTCTGAGCTTGTTGTTGTAATGCCTGGTTTTGCCTTTGCATTTCTTGTGCATACTTCGCTGCATAATCTTGACCACGTTCTGCTTCCCGTAATTTACGAGTTAGCGTGTTGATGCGTTTCTGAACTTTATCACTATAATCTGTAAGTTCTTCTTCTTGCGCTTCAGCAGGTTGTTCTACCTCGGCTTCTTCAACTGGCTCACTTTCTGTTGTTGCTGCTGGTTCTTCAGTTACCTCCTCATCAAGCTCAATAACTTCTCCCTCATCAACAACTGCTTCTTCTTGTACTTCTTCTTGTTTTATTGCTTCTTCCATATTGTTCCCTAAATTGCAAGAATGTCATTAGGATCAAGTATGGTTGCTATCACTTCATCGTCATTAATGATTCTGCATTCAGATTCATCTCCAAGTTTGAAACGTGCTCCAGCATACCTACCTATCAACACCCATTGTTTTTCCTGACACCAAGGCTTATCAAATCTTGATTTATCGCTATAGCAGTCAGGGCCCATCTTTACAACATAGCCAACAACCGTAGCTAGTCTTTCTCTATCTACATGTGATTGCACTAACTGAATACCACCTTCTGTTACGCCTTTACCAGCGTACGGTAGTATTAGCATGCGCCACCCAGTCGGTTGCGGCATACGTTCTAAAACTGATTTGTCTAATAATGTTGGATCAAGAACTCTAGCCTCTTGTGAAACATAAGGCAGTTCTTGCTTAGACTCTTGTTCTGTGGTTTCTTGTTTTTCTGATTGTGCCTGTTCGGCTTCGATTTCTTTGGCTATGTGATCAGGAACCTGTATCTTTGATGTCATCTTTAATTACCCTACCTAGCAGTTCTCTAAAAATATTTTCTGCGTCAGCCAGAGAACTGTAGCGCCCCCGCAGATATTCGTATTGCGCATGGTCTTTACACCCTGCGAGTAAAGTGTCCTTTACATCCTCCCTTCTAAGTTCTAGTTCTTTAAGATACTTTTTACTTAGCCAAGCTTCGGACATTAATAAACACCAGAAAACTTGCCACCAAATTCAGCTGCACCCATACCTCTTGCTTTACCTTTACCCATACCTGGTTTTGGTGTGGTATTAGTATCGAAAGTACCTGCGTTGCTTTTTAAGGGGACCGTACCTTTATTGCTATAACCATTTTTATTGGTTAGAACTTTTGGTGTTTTCTGTTGATTTACTGTTGTACGTTTAATCATGCTGTTAATTATGTAGGGTTAAATTATTTTTTGCAACACTTATTGTCTATTTTGTAAATCTATATTTTTAAACAATCTTTGCTGATCGAGTCGTGCTCTTGCAGTATCGTCACGCATTTCTGCTATATCTTCACTAGCATTAATACGCTCACGATCTATTTGTGCACGTCTAGCAGAATCTTCAGCTTTTCTTTGCTCTTGTGCAATAAACTGTTGTTGATCAAGTGCTAACTCTTGACCTTTGAGTGCAAGTTCTTGTTTTCTAATAGCCACTAACGGATCTTCATCCTCTGGGGCTGATATTTTTGCGGTATATTCTGCAATCAATTCAGACATAATAGGTGCAGAATACTGCGCCAATATATTATTTGCTTCAACTACTAACTGTTGTTGTTGAGCAGGAGATACTTGCTCGGCCTGCGCTTGTAATTGTTGGAACTGTTGTAACACTTCTGCTGGCATTTGTTGTTGCGCTAATACATCAGCTTTCATTTGTAAATGCTCCATTATGTGTGAGTGTATTAAAGCTTGTACCTGAGCGTTCATTTGAACGGGCG